TATAATTGGGAACAAGATAACCTCCCCTTATACGATTTAGAAGAGAGAACATATGAGATGTGGGAACAAGGAGGATTTCCTACATCTGGAATTACGGGTCTAGCTTTAACTGTCTCGGCGTTTGCGGCTGAGACAGAGGACGGGCAAGCAGCAATGCTTGCAAATAATAATATTTTTACGAATCTTAGTTCGTGCTTGGCTGCAATTCCAAAAGTGGTTAGATTTCCTGTTCTTGTGGAAGTTGCTAATTTTGGTGATTTAGGTAATTTAGAATTACACAACATTAGAATTGAAGAGGGTGGCTCTATTGAGATTATTAATAGGGCATACGGTAAAATGTATGGATTCTCAGGAACCGCTTCTAACGTAGTTACTGCTCCAACATACAATAACTGGCATGGGTTAACAAATAAAATAGTTTCCCAAGATTTTAGTGCTACTCTTTTCTCTGGATTAAGCGATAATCTTTGTACTTCGACTTTAGGTATTTCTACGCCGGTATTTAGTGCATGCGGTGATATCCGAGCGAGTAGTGTTTATTCTTGTTTATATCCCGCTTCCGCTACAAGACAAGCTCCACTTACTGTGGGTATTCAGAATAGTAACATGTGGCCTACGTCTCTAGCGGAGCATGAATTTAGATTCCTTCCATATGAAGGACAGTCTGATGTTGATTTAACGTTAGATGCCCTAGATGTAAGTTCAAGAGATCATTATGTGGAACTTCCTTTACGTAGAAGAAATATGACCACAGATGCGGGTGATAGTCATATGACAGGTTCTGTCTATTTTAATCATCTAAAAAAATTAAGTATTAAAAATTGTGATGGTCCTATCTATATTAGAAATTTTATGACGGATGGTGAAAACCAAGGATCTAATCCTCGTAATATTGGAGTTAGTATTGTCAATTCTGATGTTCTTTTAGAAAATTGTGGAGCCGTTAGATGTAGAGAAGCGGGCTTTAAGTTTATTAATTCTAAAGTAGTTTTATCACGATCTGCATTTGCATATAGAAACTATGATTTAAGTAGTGGAATTTCTGCTGTTCCAAATAAGGGAGTGGGTATTCATGCTGTTAATAGTGATGTTTCAATTAGTTCATTGATTTCTGGGACAGCCGCCCAATTGATAGCTAACCCTATGGCTGGAGATTTCCAAGCTTCGGGTACAGATGTAGTTGTGTGTACGTCTCGAAATAATATTGGCATACAACTAGATTCCTCTAAATTTTCAGGGGGTTATAGAAGAGATTTCGTAGACAATCCTAAAACAGGAGGAATTACTACTTCTGAATTAAACAGAACGTATGGATTAAAAGCCTTTAATTCTGAGATAGATATGAAAGGCTTATTTGATTTTCATGGAAATAAAGAAGGATTATTTTTACGGGGTTGTAATGTAGGTTATGAAGATTTTTGTGTGGACTATCATGAAAATACAGGACTAAACTGTGAAAATTCAACAGCTACCCTCAACCCTACCTTGTCGGGAATAGGTATCGGATCAGCGCCTCAAGCTCGAAATAAACAAGTTGATTTTTCTGGAAATGGCAAGCACATTAACCTAGAAAATCAAAGTACTTTTACTTTCCAAAAGGTAGCCAACTGCCCCTCTTCTTATGGTAGCATGTTTATAGTGTCGGCTGTTGGTCGAGAAGAAGGTATTCCTCAACAAGCTACTCCTGCTATTTCTATATCTAATAGTTCCAAAGCTGATTTTTATAAATTAAAATTATTACCTAGAAGTTCTACTTACATGACAACTAATATGCCTCAATACGGATTAGGTGTATCTGTAAATAAAAACTCAGAGGTTGATTTTTATTCAAACTCTAAAGCTTGTACTTTTATCTTGGGACCTCCTGATTACATTCATCAGCACTATGTAGCAGGAGTATACGCGAATAACGGGTCTACTATTGGACTACATGGGCCTACTTTTATTGGACGATTTGGGGTAGATGTTTTAGCAGAAAATCAATCTACTATTAATATTACTCCTCCTAGAATTGCTAATACCTTCTTGGCTGATTCCAGTGCGTTTACTTTAATTGATCCTCGTAACCACACCTCTGTTGAATTACACTCTACCCGCGCCTGTCTTGTTGTTAATAAGAACTCCACTTTGAATATGGAAGATTTAGGATCTTTTGATAATTATTGGACTAGTAGTACGCAAGGAGTGATTGCGTTGAATACAATCGGAACCGATTTCCAGCAGACATATAATTCATTTTCATTACAAGATACTATTGGACGAGGCTCTCTCCAATTTTTTCCCAATCCACAAAATACACTTGCTCTAGATGAGGTAAACCTTGACTCCCTTGAAGATAGAGCGGGAGCTATTGACCTTAATATGCCTTCATTTTATCCGTATCCAACATCTAATCAATTTTTAGTGAGGTCAGGACAATACTTTAATGCGGATACTAGCTGGCTTACACAGACGCAACAAGCTACACGCGGAGGAGTATGTGTTAGAGCAACCCAAGATAGTGTAGTTAATGTTACGAATGTGTGTTTCCCTGTAGGTACTAATACTTCTCCCTTGGATGGACCTTACTATAACGCAAGTGGAACAGATTGTGACCAATTAATGATATGGAATATAGCAGATACTTCACGCCTAAATGCTGCGTACTGCTCAGTTAGCGGCATGTACCCTGCTGATGTAGGTTATCATGGACCTAGTGCAGTGTGGGCTTCAGCAGCGGGAGACCCAGACGGCGACCATTCGAATATCCCTGCTTCTGGGGCTCCTTCTTCTACTCCTGATACTGGAAGGCTAAGTGTGCTTGATGCCTTTGGAGCAGGAAGTTCAGTCTGGACAGTTCCCTCAGGAATTACTATTAACATGCCTTTTAAGAGGGCATCCTTTAATACAATAAATGCTAACCCAGCAAACTCTGATTTTAAAGTCGATGCGGGTATTGTTGTATCGGGAACAGTTGCTGGTGGGATGCTTAGTCCTGGAATTTGGGGAAGTGGTATAGGTAGTTATAATAATCAAGGTGTTTTTAGATTATACTTTTCTCCTAAATCTGAATGTAAACTTTTACAAAATGATCTTAGTGGATATGGATATGGCGGCAACGATGAAGGAAAATTCCTAACTGGGATAACAGGCCCAGCGTATCAAATATTTTCCCAATGTTATAACATGTCGGCTAACTTATCTGCTGTTCTCTTAGGCGATGGTAATAATGTAAGTGGTTTGTATCCTAATCTATTAAAATTAAGTTGGGATTCAGATCTGGATGGAATACCTGATAGTTTATGGACTTCAGGATTCTATTACGGGAGTGAATTTTTAGATGATAACCCCTCCCAATGTTTACTAGATGAGTCGGCTGCTAACACTTTTGCTAATTCTAAACACGCTTCCCTAGGAATGGCAGGAACACCAAAACGAGTAACTCTATATAGAGCTAGGGCTGCTGGTGGAGATAACCCAGGAAGTGAAGCAACTGAAGGGGATTTATCAGGTACAAAGGGCTTTAAATCAGCTAACATATTTGACCTAAAGAGAGATAACTAATGCCAGAACCAATTTATCATGATAGTAATTATAGATTTACAGACCCTGTTAGGGTTTTTAAAGCTAATGATCCTTACTTTTTTGAAGTAGACAATATTCCCCTTAAACAATTACAAGAAAATTGTTTATGGTTAAAAGATCAATTAACTAAAGAAGCCCAATCATTATTAAATGTAAAGAGGGCTGATATAGATGAGTTGCGTCCTTACGTTACAGGGGAAGATCGAATAGTAAGAGTAAAACCAGGAAGATTTACGGCTAGAATTAATGATGCTTCTACAAAAGAACCTTTAGAATATTTAAAACAGTTGGGAGGGATTGGGGGAGACCAGGGATATCCAGGATGGCACCACGACAATCCAGATTCATGGCAAGTAGCCACGGCAAGCCAAGGAAACTTCCCTCCAGGAACAGTTCCTTCGTGGAATGATATCTTGTACACCGCATTAGAAAAATTTAAAAGTTCGTTAGCTCAAAACGCTGTGGGAATGACAGGTTTAGAGGAAAGTGTTTTTACCAGACCAACAATAAGTGATGATTATCCCGTTAATACTACAGGTATTACTTGGAATGCAGATGGCGGGGCCATTAATTATCCTACGCAATCAATTCCTGGAGTAAACTTAGTACCTGCTATTGTTACACAGGCTCTTTTGTGGGCGAAGTCTGTTGATGGTCTTCAAGATAATTGGATAGCAACTACTTTTGATAATCTAAATAGTGCTGCTGGCTTTGCTCGTATGCCTATAACGGAAAACCAGTTTATTAAATTATGGAGAGGTGTGGCTAGAAATGCTATTGTAGATGTAGATGATGAGATCACTGTTGAAGTTCCTATATTTCAACCTACAGACTTTGATTATATTGATGAAAATGGGATTAACGTAGCAGTAGAGGGGGTTCAAAGTAGAATTGATATGATCTTTATTTACAGTAAACCTGTAGATGCTAGTGCGGCTCGATATATGAAAGGTTCCGCTATTCAGAGCCTGACTAAGCCAGCATTAGGACTGGTAAGAGGTGCTGGTCTTAAAATGCAATACCAGGCGATAGCCGGTGAAATTACCCAAGAATATGGAGATGTAGATCGAGTGGACAGCCAAGGAAATATGCAAATACTAGCTGCTGCTGGGGATGTAAATGATACAACTATGGGATTTACGTCTACATCTGCTAACGAACTTTTTTATGATGTTCGTGGATCTTTTCCTGCTCCTGATGATCTTCTTAACATTGCTCCCCTCCTTTCAGAACAATTAGAAAGTAATGCGTTAGAGTTAGTTGGACAATCCATTCTTCCCGTCGCATACATTTGGGTACAGGGCGATTCGAGTTTAGTGGCTAGAACAGATCTTATTGATATTAGACCTTTCTTTAGAACTGCTGAATTAACATACAATGAAAGAGCAGGACTTGCAGCCGCTGTTCCACAAGTTTCTTTAGCTAACCCAGTTGCAAGTATAGGAGAAATCGACAGACGCGAAATTAACCTATTTCACCATTGGACTCAAGATATAAATGATTTAGCGGAAACCCTAAATAGAACTGGGGTGGTTGCTATGGGCTATGTTTATGGGGGGTGGAACTTTGGACCTGAAGGTGCTCTGTATGACCATGCATATAAAGTTACTCATGATGGAAATAGTGAGAATCTTCCTCCCAATGCGGGACAACCTGGGGGAGGGCCGACAGCGGGCGATCAATCGGCAAGAGCATGGCTTACCGCGAGGTTTAATCTAGGAGCAGGAAATATTGAACATGTTCCTGAGATGCCCGATTGGGATTTATCTACATGGGTACAATTGCAACAGCCATCAACAGGGGGACCTGTTTTTCTACAAAATCAGGGCTTATATGCTAATGATTATTTAACAAACTTTATGTCCACAAGGAAAGGATCTAATCCTCAGGATATACCCACTTCAGGGACCGCTGGTAACTTTGATCCCGCTATTGTTGCGGGTTCATTTACTAGGTTGGCAGGATCTCCTGGATGGGGACATCAACGTAGATGGTCAAATGCTCAAAACGAGGATGTAGGAGGTACTACAGTTATTTATTCGAATGTTTTCTTTACATATGTTAAGAAGAAGATACTTTTTAATAAACCACCTTGGTTATTAGATTATGATGTAGAAGTTAATTTAGTTAATTGTTTGGGACAAAACAATAATGGCTATAAAGATCCTATGCAAACTCAAAATTGGGGTAAAGCCGCTACCTATTACGGGGCTTGGGTAGAAAAAGGTACTGACGATTTTACAATTTATTATGCAATTAATGCAGCAGAAGTTAATGCTTTCCCTCCTTATAGTCCTCAACCCTTGGGAGGGTTTCACCTACTTGCTCCGCATGTGGGGAGTGATAATATTATTCATAACAGAAGAGAGTTTGGGAATGCATGGGCTGGTTTTATAGTTCCCGTGGAACCAATATTGGATAGTAATCCTAATATTATGGGAGGTACGGGAGCAGGGCCTTTGGGGTATGTTGGAAATCCGAGAGTAGGTAAGTGTACTCTTCCCACTGTAATGTGGAAAATGACGGCCATTTCCACTGTGGACTCCGCTTTCTTGTATACTAATTTAGGTGGAACTAATCCTCAAATTGAGTTAAATAATATTGTATAAACTATGGTTGATTTTACGTGTGGACAGCTATTACCTGGACAGGGAGTTCTAGGAAACTTCCCAGATAACGAGCTTCCTGCACAAAATGATGAGCCAGGAGGAGGCCCCCCACCATACACTCCTATTCTTCCCCCTGGAGGAGGACCTGGGGGTGAAGTGTTCAAGCAGCCTGGAGGTGGAGGGGGTGGCGGGGGAGGAGTAGGAGGACACACAGGAGCTATACCTGATTGTCAGTGTAGAGTTGTGGGCCTTGTAGACGGTCTGACATTAATTCACGATGATGAGGAGCCTCCCCTTCTGTGGCATTGCATGGTTCACCCAGATGATCCCCCTTTCTCGGAGTGTATAGAAGGAGATCATGGATATGCCACTAAGGCTGAATGTGAAGCACAAGCCGAGGAGGATTGTGGTTATCCTGTTCCAGATCCTGAAGAATTTATATATTGTGTTGAGATTGGATCCTGCGGGGATCCTGGTTTAAGCCCATGTCCTGGGCAGACCCCCTATCCAAATACGGACCAGGGGATGGCAGATTGTATAGCTAATTCTTTTACAGAGTGTCTTAATTGGCACTGTATAAGTGAGACAGAGTGTGAGCAGTCTACGGCTACTCAGGATTATCAATGTGAAATAGATTGTCTAGCCGCAGCACCGAGGGAATGTGCAGAGGAGCCCCCCGATGAATGTGAGGACGGAGAACAAGAATTTGTATTCCGTCAAAAATGTATTAATGTAGCTCCTCACGCAGGGGGCGATCCAGGTAATAATGCTGTTTGGCAAAATACTATAGATGAACAAAATGCCGCACACGGAGAAGAACATGTAGATGTTGATCCAGAAGGTGCTTTGAATGCAGCCTGTAAGCCAGCCCCAACAACTACAGATTGTTGTCAAGATGGAATAGGAGGGGCGGCATTAATGGGAGATGGTGTAGTGAAGTGTTGCCCCGATGTAAGAATAGTAGTTTGTGAAGGCGCAGAGCCTCCTCTCCTGTTCGGTCAACCATTTCAAGCTCCACTACCCCCTCCTCCATCAACACCTAAAGGAGTAGGCTCTGCATTAATTAATAAGGGACTAGGAAAACTTGCAGGGTTAGCAAGTAAACTTCTTCCTGAGTTACCTTTCCTAGGTCCTGTAATTAATACTAATTCTCAAGGAAACCAAACAGTAAATCTTAATGATCTTGAAATTAAACAATATGTACTAGCTAATTCTCCCACAGGATTAATTGATCCCAGACTAAAAGTGGCTCCTAATTTTGCAGATGTAAATGCTACCTTTATAAATAATACTCGCAAGAATGATGCTATATTTGCTAGAAAAATTCACCCTACTATTGCGTATCTGCGGGAATTGGCAGATAGTCCTTATAAAGATTGGGATAGCCAACCTATTTATGGATTAAATCATGATACTCTTATTAGAAGTTTAAATCCAAAATTTTTACGGTCTCTATCTGAAATTAAGTTTTTTGATGGGACTCCCCTTCATCCCCGCCAAATTGCTGATATCATAAGGTCTCGTTTAATTGAGGGGACACTAGATGACATTAATCTTTTACCTTATGGATCATTAGCTAAACAACCTCAAGAATCTATAAGGATTATACCTAGTAATGATCCTACGGTTAATTTAGTGGCTGCATTAAATGTTTTAGAGAATCATAAAATTCCCTTAGATCCTTCCAAGAGTACAGGGCGACAGCGAGAGGTCTCTAAACTTACGAGAACTTTAGCAACTGACTTGAATAAAGCATTGATTGTTACCATTGGGGGAAGTAAGGTTAAGTTTTTTATTGGAGATGATAATATTGTAGCAAATAGAACTAACATAACTGTGCAGCCTGGGGATTATGTAAATCTAACTATAGGTGCTACTATTCAGAAAATCTTTTTAGATACAGAAATAGATCATGCTTATATATTAGATCCTCGTTACCTTCAGCAGGTAGAGAAGCTATTAGGGGGAGATGGAAGCAAGACCCTAACTGTTTCTGCTTTATATTCAGATAAGTTAGAATTTAATTACTCTTTAAATGAGGATGGGGAGTCTCCGTGGGAGGAGTTCTATTTTGCTAAATTAATTCCTAGTTCTGTGGACGGGATTCCTTCCCCTACCTCTCCCTATTTAACAGAAACTACAGCCCGTTACGAGATTGTTGATCACACTACTACAGAGGGATTAAATTCTATCAACGAACTGATTAAGTATACGGCTAATTATGCTTTCCAGAGTATTGATCATGATGATGTAATTTTAAATTATATAACCTCCACAGGTAAGTTTGATGTCACTAGAAAAGATTTTTTAGATGATTCTCCCAAAATGAATAAAGAGAAGCCACTTATTGCTAGAGCAGTACCTTGGTACTATATTATTTTTCCCACTAATAGGGAGGAGTATCTTACATTTGGAACAAAATCTCATATTAGAGCTTTAGATAATAATATTATTTTTCGAAGTTTACAGACGCTGCCTATGTTGAATAGAGAGGCAGCCAAACCTACAACGAAAAATATAATAAATATGGAATTGACATTTGACCACGATCAGCCTGATGTCTATGGGGGATTTGGAGATATTCAATCTAGGATGGTAGTTTTAAATGTAGATTCTCCTACCTTTAGCAAGGGGTATAAACCTGGATTAGGTACTGAAGTTGAACCTCCCCGAACTAAAACTGCTTTTAGAATTGTAAAAGAAATTATACAAGATTTAAATAATAAGTATATTTTCGAAAGATCAGGGGTTGGGGCTGGTTTAAATAATTCTGATGTATATTTCCGCATGACGGGGGGTGAATATAATAGAGCAATGATGTTAGAAAACTTTGTTTATTTATGGCCTAAAATACGGGCAGGATTGATAGACAATATAAATATATTCCCTTCCTCTAAAGGGTCTGGGCCTTCTCAATTAACTAGGATTCTAGCGCGTAGACTTACTTGGTCTCAAGAGTTATTCCCCCCTCTTAAATCTATGAATATTGGAGATATATTTGATCCTATGGGAGGTTTTATTTTGCCTCCCACTACTGTTGAGCCTTATTCTTCCATTGTAGGAACTCACGATCCAACCTCAGTTCCTAGAGCGGCTAAATCTCGTAGATAGATATCTACAAAAAATAAAATAAAACCTGTTTATTTTCATAACTTTGCTAAATACAGGTAGAGATAAGGAATCTCAATTTTAATAAAGGATAAATATTATGGAGCATTTCAGACTAACTGATGAATATCGTCAACAGCTTTTTGAGGCTGCTGCCTGGAGTAAGGCGGGCGTTACCCCTCGTTTAGATGAGGCCAAGAAGAAGAAGGACGATGATGATGAGGCCAAGAAGAAGAAAAAGAAGGACGATGATGATGATGGAGAAAGCAAGGGCGACAAAGGTAAAGACAAAGATGATCCTGAGGCCAAGGATTACGTAAAAGAAGAAGAAGAGGCTACCCACGTATGTCCTCTTTGCATGTCGCACTTAGAAGAAGCCATTGATGAAGATAGTCTTATTGAGCATCTGGATGTGGTACTTGGTCTTGTAGATCGTTTATCTTCAATGAATGAAGATGATGAGGATATTGATCAAGCCATTGATGCTGCTCTCCAAGATCTTCTGATTGGTGAAGACGAAGAGTAGAATACTTTCTCTAAGATGAAAAGTATATCAGACTTTGCGGAAGATCTAATCCGAGCAGAGGTACAAGGTATCACAGAAGGAAAGGTTGCGCCTCCTTCTATGGCGACTAATACCCCTGCCGCCGCCCCTGCTGGAAAGGATATTAGGGAAATAAAAGTCCCTGATTCCTTCATGCATGAGGTACTTGGGGAGGATTTCGTACCTTCAGCCCAGGAGGAAGAATTAGTAAATGTAGAAGAGCTTCCTGAGGAAGTTCCTGAAGAACCTAATTCTTTAATGATTTCTGAGGGTAAGGTAGATGAACTATTGGTTCTTCTTCAAGAGGTAAAAGAACTTTTATCTGAAATGACAATGGGAACTACAAGCACAGGTCAGATTGGAGTAAATTTAGGAGGTCCAGGTAAGGGTAGTAAACTCAAGCCACAGAAGGGATACGCAACCTCTATTAAATCTACTCTTCCTGGTAATTTTAGAAGTGCAAGAGATGTTTTTAGACATTCTATGAAACGTAAAAAAAGATGCTAGATGAATATAGTTGAAGCTTTAGATTTGTTACACGAAGCGCGAGGAAGCAAAGAGGGGCGAAAGAAGTATACATCTAAAGAGGGTACGAAAAAAGAAGTAACGCAAGCTAAAAAGGGGAGAGTTAAAACTTACAAAAGTATTAAAGATGCTCTAAGCCAAACTTATATTGGTCAGATTTGGTCAACTACAGCGGCAGGTAGATTATATGTTACGTCTAAAGGAAAATGGGGAGCGAAGAGTGGTCGAGGAAAAATTGCAAAAGGATTTACTAAAGGAAGTGCAACGCCTTCGGCAGACTTCCCTAGTATAAAAAAACATGCAGCCCGTACTATGCTGAGGCATGGAGGGGGATCTAAAAAATTAGCACAAAAGTATGGTAGTAGAACGCAAAGAAGAGCAAAAGGAGTAGGGGGCAAGGACGGTCGCCTAGATAAGGGAAATTAATATGCAGTTATTACAAGATGTATTTATCATAGAAAATTTACAAGTTCTTAACGAAGGTACTAAAAATGGAGTTATGAAAATTCGAGGTACTTTTCAAAGAGCTATGGAAGCCAATAATAATGGGAGAGTTTATCCTACTGCGGTCCTTGAGGGACAAATTAGTAAGTTACAACCTCTTATTACAGAGCGAAGGTTATGTGGGGAGTTAGATCACCCACAAAATGAGACAGTAAGACTTTCTAATGCTTCTCATCTGGTTACAAAACTAGAGATGAAGGGTAATGAAGTTATCGGGGAGGCTGAGGTTCTTAAAACTCCTGCTGGTCTTACTGCTCAAGCCCTTATTAGTGGGGGAGTAAAGATTGGTATCTCTTCTAGAGGAATGGGTACTCTCTCTGAAGATCATACAGGAAATAAAATTGTTAATGAAGACTTTAAATTAGTAACATTTGATCTCGTCGCTGATCCATCTACGAGAGGTGCTTACCCTGGTCTTGCTGAGTCTACTGAATCTAAGTTTGCTAGAGAGACTCAGAGTAAGTTACAAAAAGAAAGTAACTTTATTACCATGCTTGAGTCTAGAATGCGTAAAGCCTACGATCCCTGGGTTGAAGAGGCTACTAAGCCCAAAGCTAGAGAAAAAGTAGAATCTTCCTCCCCCTTAGAAGTAGAAACTAATCAAGCTTTCGAATTAGTAAAGGCTGATGGTCATTGGCATAGAATTGCTGAGATGATCTCTAACGTTTTATTAAAAAAAAAATAACACTTGAAACTTTTGCACAGCAGGCACAGTTCGATAACCCCCAGATTTTCTCTAAAACAGTAGGAGCGCCTGCTAAAAGAGCAGCCGCTAAATTGGAGCGGGAAAGGGATAGACAAACTCGAATAAAGAGGCGTTTAGCGAGAGCACAAGCGAGGAAGAAGCTCCGTCAACTTCCAAAAAAACCTAAAATAAAATCACCACCCGGAACCCCCGAGCGGACGGGCGTGATCGAGCGCCCCAAAGAAGCGCCAGTGTCTTCTGGCGAGACGGTTAAACCGAGTGATGAGAGGCAGAAGCAAATAGAAGATACGTGGGCTGAGAAGGAAAAGGCTGAGGAAAGACGAAAGAGGGCCGAGACGGAGGAGATGTGGGCGAAGCACAGATCACAGTACCTTGGAGGAGGAAATGGCAGATAGAGAATTTACTTCAACCCAACTCCTACATTTTAAAAAAAAAATTAAAATTATTTACTGAGCGTAGTAACTACTTGTGCATAGGAGATTTATAACTAATGAGTAAATTAAAAAATATTGCAGAAATTTTGCCTGATGGACTAGATGAGTCTACCGTTGAAGAAATCTTCAAGATGGTAGACTCTACTATTAATGAGCAGGTAGAAGAAAAAATATCACTCTTAGAAGCCAAAGTAAATGGTTACTTAAGAACTAAGATTGATCATTTAAAGGAACAAGCTCTTGCTGAACTATCTGAAGAGAATGAAGTATACAGAAATGCTAGACTCTTTGAATCGGTAAGAACTTTGATGTCACTAGAACTCTCTGATAGAGATGAAGAAAATGCTCTTTCTGAAATGACCGATAATTATGGGGAACTTCAGGAAGAATTCGATGTACTCGTAGATCAAACGAATAAACTCATCGTAGAAAATGAGAAACTTCAAGGAACTTTAAAGGTTTTTGATAATAAAATTTCTCTTTCTGACTCTCAAATTGAAGAACTTCATAGTGTTAATGGTAAACTTCAGGAAGAAGTTGAAAATTTAGAGGCTTCCAAGGACGAGGCATTTGTCTCATCTGAAAAAGCTATTGTTATCTCCAACGCAGATCGGGAGATTAACGAAGAAAGAACTTTGGATAATAAGTTCTTAACAGATGAGGTCATGAAATTCATGCCTTTCCCTAACTCTTAGTAAAAAAAAGGATTATTTTATTATGGATAAAATGGATGTAATGTATTTACACGATGAAAAGCTTGTCCAGAAGTGGGAGCCAGTACTTGAGGGCGTTGATAACGAATATACCCGTAGAGTAGTTGCTCAACTTCTTGAAAACCAAGCTAAGTCTATTGTAGAGGATAGATTAAATGAAGTTACGGCTGCTGCTACCACAACTGGTCAGCTAGGTACGTTCCAAAAATTTGCTTTCCCTCTTGTTCGCCGCGTATATCCTGAGCTTATTGCCAACAGCATTGTTGGAGTTCAGCCTATGCAAGGCCCAGTTAGCCAAGTATTTTATATTGGTAATGATCGGGCATCTGGAAGTACTATCCAGACTGTCTACAGCAAGTTTAACCTAACTTACAAAGGTCTAACAACTTCTAGTATTGGTTCTGTTAGTGGCCCTCTTCCAGGAGTGACAGCGAATGCCCCTGCTGGGGGTATTGGGGACCTTGCTGATCAGGGTACTTTCAACACTGATGCTGGTCTTGGTACTGGCCCTGGTCTTGATGGAGATGTCGCTGCCAGCGGCTTTGATGTTTCAAACGTCTTAGCTGGTTCTGGTCTTGAGATCTATGGTGCTGGTGCTGGTTCGGGTACTGTTGGTGGTAGAATTGCTGCATTCCCTAACGCTAATGCTGTTATGGGATTCCAACTCTCTGCTGGTGAGCGTCTGACTGGAACTGGTATTCCAGAAATGACCTTCCACATTGAGCAGGAAGCAGTTGTTGCCAACACCCGTAAGATGCGTGCTCTCTGGACTCTTGAGGCTACTCAAGATCTTAAAGCCTATCACAATCTTGATCTAGAGCGCGAGCTTACGGATCTTCTTTCGAAGGAGCTTCAACTTGAGATCGACCGCGAACTTATTGAAGACCTTCGAATGATTGCTTATGGTCTTCATGGAGCCGGTGCTGGTGGTCAAGGTGGAGTTAACCTTAACATGATGGATAATGATTATATCAGTATGGGTAGTCAAGGATCTACCTTCCCTGGTATTATTGATAGTACTTCTGATGGTTATTTCGTTCCCGCACAGTTTACTTACGATTTTAGTGGACAGCAGGGAACTGCAAATAGTACTCAATTAGGTAATCATATTCCTGAGTCGAATATCTTTGTTTGCGATTTCAGCCAGGAGAATCTTCAAATGTATCCTCGTCACGTTGGGGAACTATATTCCAACCTGCTTGCGGTAATCAACCTTGCTTCGCAAGATATTTATCGCACGACATGGCGTGGTCCTGGTAGCTGGTTACTTACCTCTCCTCTGGTTTGTTCACTTCTTGAGAGTGCAGCCAAGCTTGAGGGAGGTATTATGCCTAATGATGGTCCTTCCAATATTGGTAAGAACAACATTGAGTACAAAGGTAAATTTATGGGTCGTTACGATCTCTATGTTGATCCTATGTACCCACAGGATGAGATTATGGTTGGCTATAAGGGTGCAAATGCTATGGATGCAGGCTTCGTGTACTGCCCATACATCCCTCTCCAGCAGCTACCAACTATCGTTGATCCAGAGACCTTCCAGCCAAGGAAAGGTATTCTGACTCGTTACGGTAAGGTAACTCTTGAGCCATACAACAGGTACTATCGGATTATCCGAATCATTGGTCCTACGTCTAACTACCTATTCCAGCCTTTCGCTAGGAATACGGCAGTTAACGCAACTTCAGTACCAATCTAATCTGAAGTAAGGCAAAAATATAAGAGGGTCAGAGGAAAATAAATCCTCTGGCCCTCTTTCACTTCCTATATATAACAGAGGGTTATATGTATAAATATAAGAGCAAGTGTAGATGGAATATGCTTCTTCATGTAGATGAAGAGGTAGTAGAGATCAGACCTGGAGAATTATTTAAATCAAAAAAAGAAATAAAGTCTAGATATTTGGATCTTATAGAAAATAATTCTATTAAGATAAAGAAAAAAGGACGCATAACAAAAAAGTCTTTCAAGACACAGTTATCTACCGAGGATATAAATGCCAGCAGCAGCACCGAGAGTTGATCCCATATTACTTGGAACTGGGGACACCTTTGGAACCTATGGTGGTAATCGTCTAGGGGATACCGATATATATTCTACAGCCATAGACGCTAGTAAATTAAATATAACTACGCTGGCTGATCCGATTGAACTAACCACTTTTGAGGAAACTATTAGAGATTTTGTTCTCGCTAGGTTAGGGCACCCTGTAGTAAGGGTTGAGCTTACCGATTACCAAATAAAAACTGCTATTGATGAAGCAATTACAGACTTAGATTATCATGCTCCTATGTGGACTACTCAGTTCGCATCCTTTCAAACCTCGGCAGGAATAAATGCATATATGCTTCCCATGCATATAGCTTATAATTTAACCTATGTTGTATATAAAAAATCTCTTCTGTCCATACAAAACATGGCTGGTTCCTTAGAATTTGATTTCTTTATCAAGTATTTCCAAGATAATTTCTTATTCAGCAATTTTAGTGTATCAGATTTCTATCTCCTTCAATCACATCTTGAGATGATTAGGAAAGTTTTGGGTCAAGAGGGAACGTGGGATTTGGTAAATGGAAATGTGTTGTACTTATATCCCACTCCTGTTCTTAATTCTCAAACTTGTATTTTAGTTTTCCGTGCATTGGATGCCGCCACACTGCATCCCTATTACCGCAACTGGATTCAAAGATATGCATTAGCTGCTGCGAAAGGAATACTAGGAGAGATCAGGGGTAAGTATACTACCCTTCCTTCTCCAGGGGGAGGAGCCCAACTGAATGGTAAAGACCTAACCCAACAAAGTATGCAAGAGAAAGAGAAGTTAAAAGAAGAACTTCTTTTCGAGATAGAAGAACCACCTGTGTTCACAATGTTTTAAAGGAAAAATGATATGTATGAAAAAGTCAAAAAGTACTTAGCCGAACAAGTACCTACCCCCAAACCCCCCAAACAAACTACTCCAAAATCTGCACTGTTTCAAACAGTAAAGGCTATGAGCAGAGAGAAGAGAGCTTCTAGATTTCAGAGACCTCAAGCTGGGATAAATATTGAAAAACAAAATACCCTGAATGCAGGTACGGAGCTACCAGTCAAGAGTAACTTTGTTAAAGCTTTGATGGAATATAGTGGGAGGCAGAAGACATCAAGAAGAGACAGGCCCACAGGGAGGCATGGACAGAAACCTGGGCTCACTACAGACCCTGGCGGCCATGGGCGTGTTGGTGGGAGGGTTACAACCACGGGGGGAAGGCGTAGGGCTCCAGCGACGAGATCGCCGCATGAGGTTCAGCAGACTGGGCCAGAATCTCGGAATCCCGCGCAGGCGGTCGTAAAGCCAGAAAAAAAGCCAGAAAAAAAGCCAGAAAAAAAGAAATAGCCAAAACTTTAAATGTCTAAAAAAAATTGGAAAGTAACAACTAAATTACCACAACTTCCTGATCTTGATGAGGATAGTATTCTTAATTTATTTGATCAGAATAACGCTGATATAAATCTTTTCAATTTAGTAGACGATGAAATTATCAGGCTTTCTGGATCCAAGTTCCATCTATATAAGTATTTTCAAACTACGGATTTTGATCCTGTTTATATGGAGTCTAGGAATAAGCCTGTTTCGCGCAGCCCTATGGTAGTGCATGGACATTACGAGCCCATAGCCATGAGCGAAGAATTAACTCAGTTTGGTATTCAACTAACTAATGATCAAATGTTTACATTCAATAAGAGTTATATAGAACGGAAGCTGGGGCGTACCCTAATACCTGGAGATATAGTTAAGCCCTTTTTTCAAGACCAACGTTATGAAATATTTGAGGTTGTAGAGGATAGTTTTGAGGCTTACGGGGTGTACCATCTAGCGTGCTCTGCACGCCTCCTACGGGACGCTCCCGATATCCAACAAACACCTCTAACGGAGGTCAGCGACGAGCTAGGAGGCTACGCAGGAGGCCAGAATGTCTTATAGCGCAACAGTAGTAGAGACAGGTACTTTCCTCTCCTCTTCAGCCATCAAAGACTACCCTATTAGCCGCAGCAAAAGGTGGGACACGCGGGAAGGACGTATCCGTAAAAAAATATTTAAAATGACGCAGGCTCAGAATAGTATTTCATATGTTTACAAAGAGCTATTACGAGCTATGATTGTTGCTTTTACAGATGTGGGATACATTAACTCCGAGGATAAGTTTGTTACTATGAAGTGTATCCATGCTAACGCAGAACGAGCAGTGGCTAAGTTGAATCAAGAAAATAATATTATCCTTCCCATACTATCTATTTCGCAAACTACTTCGGATAATGACGATAATAGAAGGAGATATGAAAGTGTTTTGGTACATGAAAAAACATGGAATTACGAAAAGAATAGAGCATTTAGAGTACTTAGCTTGGCTCCAAGGGCAATTAATATTAAGTATCAATTAAATATATGGACAAAGTATATGGCTGATATGGATCAGATTTTAGAGCAGGTTAGAATTAAATTTAATCCTGAGATGGAGGTTCCTACCAAATTTTCTACCCTCACTAAAGCATTTGTAGAGAGTGAAGATGATACGGGGACTCTTACCGCTGGGGATAAAGAAGATAGAGTTCTCCAAAGAAATTTAAATATTACAGTACGTACTTACGTGCCTAATCCTAAGTTCTTAGTTACCTCCACGGGTAAGATAGAGAGATTTATGACGGAAATCTAATGCCTGGAGTTGAAAGAGCAGCAGACCCAACCAGTTGTGGGCATTCTAATACAGGATCCCCCAATGTGACAGCTAATGGAAAGGGAGTGTCTAGGGTAGCTGCTGATACAGGGGGTGGAATGATTATAGGTCCTGGTGCCCAAACGGTGTTTGTAAATGGGACTAGAGTTTCCCTACCTGGAGATTCGATTGTAGCTCATTCTTGTTGTGGATCTCCTGGGTGTTCACCTCATTGTCATGCCACTACTACTAGCCCTAGTACGAATGTAATAGCCGGAACTGGTTTTATGAGTGGGGGAGGTCCAGAGATTGAACCTAACCTTACTGCTGATGTACCTTCTCAATTTTGGTCAATGGAATTTATTGCTTCGGGTATTGGGCATTATCCCCCTACTGAGGCTGAGTTAGAGGATGCTTGGGAGAATTGTTGTATGGCAAATCCCCCCGTAGAGGATCCAACATGTCTGAATATGCCCCTTGATTTAGAAGTTCCTCCTCCTATTGTAATCGGGTATACAGTAACAAATGAAGGAAACCATACTTCACAAGATTTTGTCGTAGGACTCTACGAACTTTCCGCTAATACTCCCCATGTCATTGTTCAAGATCCTGAGAATCCGCAAAACTCTTTTGGTCCCCCCGAAGTAGTGCTGAGGCAGGAGCAGCATGTGGATCCTTTAGCTGTAGGTCAGACTTATAATGGATCATTTACACTGCCAACTTTAGAAGCAGAGGGAGGACTCTTTAATCCCAACAATCCACTTCTTGAGCCTCCCGCAGGTTCTTATATTTTTCAAGTGTACCCTGATATTTACATGAATACAACTGAGCCTAATGAGGATAACTCTCCTGCTAACATAACGGTGCTTACTATTCCAGCTACCTGTGCTCCTCCTCCTCCTTAATTCTTATAAAAAAAGTTATCAAAAAAGTGATCATGCATAGGTACATAATAAGGAGACAATAGATATGAAAACAGTAAAAAATGATAGTTTACAATCCTTTACAGTTTATTTTCAAACAGAAAAAGGGTGTAAGGAAGTATGGATGAGGCCAGGAGAAACTTTAGTAGTCCCCTCTACCTATATTACAGAACAAATTAAAACTCTACACAAGAGAAGAATATTTAAAATATCAAACGGTTAGGAGAATAAAAAATGGTAAATTTTGTAAGTCCAGGTGTTTATGTAATTGAGAAAGATATCTCTGATTATGCTCCCTCTATTAATACATCCGTAGTAGGGGTGGTAGGGTTTGCAGGCAAGGGGCCTCTCAATGAAGCTACTCTTATCACTAATCAAAATAATTTAATTAGAAAATTTGGCCCACCTAGCGAAGGAATTCCTGGGCAGGGCTTAGAGGGATCTGTAGAAATATTAGAACAAACCAGCCAACTCTACTTCATTCGTGCAGGCACCTCTACCGCTACGGATTCTTCGGCTATCATGCAATTTGGAACATGTCCTAGTGTACTTGTTTCAGGAAATGTTGCTGGAACTACGGATGTAGGGTTTGGAGTTACTGATAATTTATATTTAACAATTCAGGTATATGATAACGCTGGAACAGCTAAGTTTGCTACTCCCAAGAATTTTGCTATTCCCGCAGACACTGCCACCTCAGGTCAGGCTAATGCTATTGCATCAATTGTTGGGGGTGCTTTAGATAGTGATGAAGTAGGTTGTTTTGATGCGGGTGATACAGTTTTACAGGTTTCAGGATCCCTTGTTGGTAGGTACGCGGGTTCGGGAGCCTCCATAGCAGTATCTGCATTTAGTGCTGCAACCTATGACGCTACAGCGGGAATGTCAGCACTTCAACCTGCTTCGGCGTTAGGTTTATCTGCGAATTATATGGGAAGTGGTATGCCTCTCTCTCACGCTCAAGGATATGCATCTTCTGTGGTTGCTTATGGAGCGTCTATTGTGAAAACAGGAGGTAATTCTGTTGGGTATGGAATAGTCTC